TATGTTTCTACTAACGAAGGTTGGCAGATTGGTCCCAGAGTCCTGAAGATCATTGACTATGATGGAAACTTCATTGCTGGTGAAAGACTGACAGGCGTTATCTCCAAGTCTTCTGGTATCATTAGCGATATTAAGATCGCTACGGGTGTCCTTGAAATTGGATCTATCACTCAAACCACTGGTCAGTTTATCGATGACGTTGGCAAACCCTCGGAGATTATCCAGAGAGTACAAGACTCTTTCTACTACCAGGACTTCTCTTATGCTGTTAAGTCTTCCGTTTCTATCAGTGATTGGAAGAATATTCTAATCAAGAATGTCCACCCAGCATCTTTCAAAGTATTTGGTGAGTTAAATCTGGATGAATATGCCTTTATTCCCAATAAGGAAACTGCATTCCAGTTAACTAAGTCGGTTGAATTGGCACAACAGGCAACAGTACCCAACATTCAAAACTTCACTCTTGTCGAACCTGTTTATCAGGAATTTAATAATACTGAAGTACTATTCAGACAGAAGAGATTGACCTCTTCTGAGAATATTTTGACCTCTGTTGTCCAAAGAATTGATGATGTTTCCAATCTCTTTGATGGTATTAGGACTGCTTTCCCCCTAACAGTTAGCGGGGAAACTGTTGTTGCTAATGCCAACCAAATGATGATCATCTTGAATGGTGTTACTCAAACTCCTGGCACATCATTTACAATTCAGGGCGATTCTATTGTCTTCACCGAGCCTCCCCAACCAGATGCTAGTGTAAGATACGTTGTCGTTGAAATTGAGCAGATTGATACTCAGGAAATGACATTTACTAACGTATCTGGCATTTTCCCCCTCCCAGGCATGACAGTTGTTGGTGGATCTTCTACGGCAAGATTTACGGTAACTTCTGTTGTTGGTAATTCCATCTTTGGTTTCAAAACAACAAGCACAAACTTCATTACTGGTGAATTGGTAACTGTTGGTGCAACTGGTTTTGCTGCTAACGTTGCAGCACTTACTAATGTTGCTAACAATGGATTGTTTATTTTTGGTGAGACTGTAACTAACTTTGATGGAGATACTGCTAAGGTTGAGGAAATCAACCTAGAGAAGGGACAAGAAATTCCCCGTGCTCTTTTGAGATATACAATCGGTCTTTCCACAACTCAATTTGAAGTTATTCAGATTGATGGTACCGAAGCACCTCTTCCCGATGGGACATTTACCGTTGGTCAGAAATATCAGTTTGGATCGGAGCTCTTTGAAGTTACTGGCGTTACAAATGGCGCTCAATCTACAACTCTTACTGTCCTGAGAGGTAGAGATGGCACAACTGCAACTCAACAGTTAGAAGATGCTCCAATTTACGGCACCGAAATCACCATCACCGATAGATTGATTCTCAGTAAGACAACTGGTACTTATCAGTCTACTCCTGGTCTATATGATATTCAACTTAATGATATTATCGTTGCTGCTGGATCTGGTGTTGTTGCGAGAATCGTTTCTACTCAGGTATACACCGATCCCGTAACAAATGAGCCTATTCCTTCTGTTACCATTTCTGACGGATCTTCTTTCTTCGGTCTACTGTTTAACAGACTGATTTCTACAACATATCCTAACGCAATCATCGATGACATTGGATCTTCTCAGATTTCCATTGTTGATTTTGATGATAACGAGAGTCCATTTGACCTTAGATTCCCCACTAATGAGTTGATCAACAACTATATCATTAAGACTACTAATGAAAGTGGCGATTTTACAGAAAACGAGTTTATCAGAAACTTCACTATTGATTATGGCAATGCCGTTGGTCAACCTGTTGCTGGTGATGAGGGAATTGTTAGAAAACTTTCTTATAAGATTCAATCTACCAATGGTACTGGTTTCTTCAACCCTGGTCAAGTTATCAGATCCAGAAATAGTAAGGCAGAAGTAATTGGTTATAGCCAAGCAAGAAGAGTAATCTTCCTTGGTAAGATGGGTCGTTGTAAGAGCACTGGTGAAGATTATTACACTGCCACATTCAATAACTCTGCTCAGTTAGATACTGCTCAGAAGAAGTTTGGTTCTTCTTCCTTACTACTGGATGATACCACTAGTGATTATCTCTCCATTCCAACTTCTACCGAATTTGGTTTCGGCACGGGTGCATTTACTATTGAGTGCTGGATTCGTCCAGATGATGTTTCTGCTGGTGATAGACATATCTTTGATATGAGAGATAGTGGTGCTGATGCAAATGCTGGTAGACTTTATATTGCCACAAACCAAGTACGCTTTAATATCGGTGGCAGTGATGTTGTTACATCTGGCGTAACAACTCTTGCTGCAAACACTTGGTATCACATTGCTATCACTAGAAGTGGCACTGATATGAAATTATTTGTTAATGGTTCTGAAGCTGGCAGCACCACTAACAGCACTAATTTAGGTTCTACAAAACGTCTCTTTATTGGAGCAAACTTTGCTGGGTCTAATCCTTTCTCTGGTCATATTGATGAGCTTAGAGTTTCTAACACTGGTCGTTATACCGCAGCATTTACACCACGCAACGGAATCTTCCAAGGTGATAATAATACAAAACTACTACTGCACTTTGAAGGTGCTGATGGACAAACATATACTGATGATTGGTCTGGTCAGGCATCCTGGGCAAATGGAGATCAGTTTGCTAATGATTCAATTCTGGAAACTTCTAGACTCACTGGTGCTCCTTCTGGTTTTGTTGGCAATACTCACAGATATTTGGATGCTGCAAATCTACTGAAAGCAAATGCAAAATTCCTTGCAGAAGAAGTTGTTGCTCAACTTCTAGTACAATATCCTGGTTTGACCATTCCTGGTGGTAACATCAATTGTGTAGATGATCTTGAGGATGTTGTTGAGCAGATGGTTGAGGATCTTAGAAATGGATCTAACAACCATATGTGGGACGCAGCTGCAATTTATGTTGATCGCACTGCTAATCCTGTAACCCTCAATCACATTGAGACTGAAATTGATGAAACAATCTGGGCATATACCAGACTTAAGGATCTTGCTAAGGAAGTAATTAATAATCTCTTGGTTACTGTCACTGGATCCCACGGTTATACTCAGGTTACTGATGCAGGTCTTACTGACTCAACTTCTTCTGTCCTGTCTACATTTACTCCTACAACGGGCACAACTTACGATCCTGCAACTGGAGTTTTGGTATTGGAGATTGGTAGTCATTCACTTACTACCAGCAATAGAATCACTCTTGCAGAGGAAGGTCTCGTCTTTACTTGCACTGATGATGGAAACCTCTTAGAGCTGGCACATCCTCGCTCGACAGATCCTGCTTTTGAGAAAGTACTTCCCATCACCGCAGTAACTGCTACCACAATTACAGTTAATGTTGGTAATGCTGGTAGTGCTTCTGGCAGCGCCCACACATTTGTCAGTGCTACTTCTGGTGCTGTAATCGTATTGGATTACACTAGTGCAGACTGTGCTGATGTCAAGAATACCATCGATTCTTTGATGGATATCTTGATTGACACCTTGACCGAAGCAGATACTCCTACTGGTGCTACAGGTAATACTGGCGACTGGTTGGGTACTATCACTAAGGTATCTCCTGTATACGAATACATCGGTGCAGTTGCAGATGGATTTATCGATGTGCCCTTTGATATTTCTTATCATGATGCTACAAACGATATTGTATATACTGATCAGATTGATCTTTCATCTAGAAATAGATTCTATGATGCTGCTAATCTAATTCGTCTCAATAAGGCACCAATTGTAGATAAGACTGCATATGATTTGATTCAACGTTATCCAGATCTGGCATTGGATATGCCCAGAAATGGAGATGGTAGTGGGTCTGGTACTGCTAGATGTAAGACTGACTTGGGTCTAATCCTCGATAACATCGCTAAGGACATCGAGTCTGGCGGAAATGAAAACACAATTCGTGCAATTGAAAGCTACTTAGGTATCAATGACGAAATCCAGCACATCAGACTGCAATTGCTCCAGTCGTTGTATGCACATACAAGACTTGGTTACTACATGAAGCAGGCGATTACTGGTGATCTGACCGAAGATAACACGGATAATGTTATCGTTGGTGACTGGGGTATCACTAATGATCCTGGTGGTTGTGCAAACGTCCAGACAGCAATTGATACTCTTATCGATCTTGCTAATGACATGCTTGCTCCTACTGGCGATCGTTATAGAGATGCTGCCGATCTTCTCTACTTCAATAGAGACTTTATTGCTGATGAAACTGTTGGACACATCGATGCTGCTCTGTCTTATGTCCTAGGTAATACACTATATCAATCTTTCCAATATCCCGATGGAGTCGCTGGTAGAGATAGATGTAAGGTTGATATTACTTTAGTAATTGAAAGTCTAATCACGGATCTCTTAACTGGTGGCAACAGCAACACCATTAAAGCAATTGAGTTTTATGTAACTTCTAGACTAGGCATCAATTTCGTTGAAGATCAAATACTTGCAACGCTTGAAGCATACGAGCATGTTAAATTCCTTGGTACTAAGGCAATCAACAATCTCCTATACGCAAGAAGCAGCGCAGTCACTGGTGATCAATTCGCAGCACAATATACTTCGCTTGCTCCATATCGTGATGAAACAATTACCGATTCTAATGGTGGAGTATACTCTGATTCAGATTGCGCTGATGTCAAGCAAGCCTGGAATACCTTAATGGATACCCTTATCGATACTCTTTCGCCTTCGGGTGATGTCGGTAAGGCAGTTGGTCAACTGGTGCTGTTTAACAAAAACTTCTATAAGGAAGAGCTCACTCAAGAAATTGATAGGCAGTGGGGTCCTGGTACTTGGGTTTATAACGACTTTGTTGATGGAATTGTAGATGATGTTATTCACGACGTTACAATCACTGATGTTAGTGACGACAACATTCGCTATCAAGAAACTTATACTATTGATGTAAGAATCTTTGGCACTCGACTTAGCGAAGGTGCGATTATTGAGCAAAGAACCGCCCCCATCGGTGGCACCGTTCTTCGCACAGCAGTTGTTTTAGAAGTATTCCAAGATACATGGTATGGTATTTCCAATAACCCAGGTATTGACTCGCTATTCTTGAGTAGCATAGTGATTGCTGAGGTTGAAGATCCATTTAACACTGGTCCTGCACCTGATGACGGACCTTGGCAAAATAGTGGTTATCATTGGTATGTTGGATATCCCAATGATCCCGTTTATACCCAGGCGCAGATTGCTACATATGGTCCCAACCGTTTTTGGGGTGATCGTAAAGTACCTTATATCGATAAACCTGCAAATATTCAAACTGTAGCAAAAGCACAAACCATTTCTTCCCTAATTTCTGGGTTTAATGTTGGTACTAACCTGTGGACTTATGGTGAATACTTCAGTTTCAACTGGAATAGAGTTGGATTACAAGTATATGAAAATTCTGATCTCAGTCCTGACGGCACTTACGGAGCAGATAGAGTCTTCTCTACTGGTGGGTATTATGGTTATCACTTCTTGTATAGAGATTACAACCTAACCTCATATGAAACTTTCGATAACCAAAATCTAAGATTCGATAACGTAAGTAATACTGGATTTGATGATGGTAGCACAGAAACTACGCAAACTTATACAGTTTCCTACTTTGTAAAAGGTCAACTTCCATATCCTACAAGTTACTGGCCTAGTGATGGTGCCAAGTATATTCGTTTCCAATTACAGTTAATTTCTGCTGGAGCATCTTCCCAATATGTTTGGTTTGATGCGGATTTGGAAAATGGTACGGTTGGTAATGCATTCAATCTTCTGGGTGGTGTTACTATCGATGACCATGGCATCATTGGTCATGGTAATGGTTGGTATAGAGTTTATATGACCATCACCTTTGGTTTTGGTTTCGATATTCTCAGATCTGAAACAATCATTAGAAGTCTGCAGGGTGCTTTAGTCCATGCAGATAATAACTCGCAACGTTACATTCTTTATTGGGGTGCTAAACTCAATCAAGGTGGTATTGATGCATATAGATCTACTGGATACTACACTTACTATCCAAGCACAGAATATAATGTCAAGAAGTATGCTCTTGAGAAACTGAGAGTTTATATGACTCAAGCAATGCGTCTTGAAATGGGTTATAGCGGGCGTTATTCTGGATTCTTAACTTATGCAGAGCAGAATTCTAGAGCATCTCAATTCTATTATGCAAATGTTGGATCAACACAGGATGGCAAGTATCAGCGTATCGTGCGCTATCTGGTAGATATCATCTCGAATCAACTTGAAGATACAACTGCTGTTAATAGCATCATCTCTGAGAGTGGTATTTCTATTCCCAGTAGCACTTATGGTCCTATTGAATATTATCCTGGAATCTGGAGAGATTATCCAACTCCTCTTGGTGGTGGTATCGATCAGGCAGATTCTTTCTATGGAAGACTTTCTGATGCTTATGCTGAAGTTTCGCGTATCGCTGGTAACGAGGCAAAACTGGTTAAGCAATTCAAGAGATTCCGTCTTACAGGTGATATCATTGATGGTCCCTTTATTATGAATGAAACCTGCCAGAAGCAGGGAGATCCTGGCATCACTGGTGTTATCTATGGATTTACTTCTGATGAAAACTTTGATTATGTTGATGTTGAGGTAACTGCTGGTACATTCCAAATTGGTGACTTCCTGGTTGGTGCGACAAATAGCACCACGGCACAAATCGCAGCAATTGAGAATAGAGTACAAGTTGCAAAACTTATTGGTGACTTTGATGCAAACGTTGAATTTAAGGGTTATACCTCCGATACAACTGCAACTGTGGTTGAATTCATCAAGGCAGAAGCAGCGGTACTTCAAAATACTGGCGGTAAGTTGACTGTAGACACAGAAACTCTAACTGGTAATTTTGAGGTTAATTCGGTTGTTTATGCAGAAAACTCTGAGCAGTATTTGGATGTTAGCAAATTTAGTGGTCTCGATGTTTCCGTTGGTCAAAGAATCGTTTCTGATGGTTATATCAGATTCGGTGTTAACGTCCTTCAGAATCTAAACAACTTTAGAGTTGGTAACAGAATCTACAAGATTGTTAATGGTATTCAAGATCTTAATACATACGCGATTATCACTGAAGTAGATTTGGATAATAATTACATCTACGCAACTGCGGTCTTTGGTAATATTATCAATGGCGATATTATTGGAGACTACGGCGTTGGTGAGGCATTCCCACTCGGTTATGCATCTGTTACTTCTAAAGTAACTGTTGCTGGTCAAGGTGCTGCTCTTGTCCAAGATATCAAAGACGTTGCTCTCAATAAGAGACTTTATCTGACTGATATCATTGGCAACTTTGATACCAGGGATGCTATTAGAGCAGCATTCCCAGAATCGGGTGCTATCAGCAATGATTATAGAGCAGTCATTACAGATAAGGTTGAATTGAGTGCAAGAGTTAGAAGATTCTTCAAAGGATTTGATGGTAATACCACCACCTTTAAACTCACCACAAATAATGGAGATCCATACTTCCCCGATCCTGCAGGTCACATGCTGATCTTCGTCAATGGTATTCTGCAACCTCCTGGCGCAAATGCTGCTTACACAGCATTCTCGGATACAATTCAATTTAGCGAAGCACCTGAGTTAGGATCTGCATTTACTGGATTCTACGTTGGTAAATTGAGACAGTTGGATGATATTTCTTTCGACTTCGACTCCTTGAGACAATCCTTTAACCTCAGAAGAGATGGTACATTCTACTCGCTGACTCTGACTGAAGGTGTCCAATCCACTGTCATTCGTCCAGAAAATAACATCATTGTTTCACTTAATGGCGTTATCCAAGAACCTGGCGTTGGTTTTGAGATTGTTGGTTCTAGAATCATCTTCTCTGAAATTCCTCGCGTGGGATCGACCTTCGTCGCATTCTCTTACGTTGGATCTGAGGCAGACGTTGATGCTGCTGATGTTGTCCCACCAATTGAGCCTGGTGACCTAATCGCCATTGAAGGCGAAGTTGAGGATCGTGAGGTTGCAGTTATTGAGTCTTCCAACTCTCTAATCACCTTCGATTACCTTGGATCTGTCTTCGGTAAAGATGCTGCTGCTTCGGCAATTCTGACATCGGGCACTCTGGAGAAGGTTTCGATAACGGCACCTGGATCTGGTTATACGAGCAGACCCAACGTTAGAATTGACTCTATCAGTGGTTTTGATGCACAAGTGAAAGCACTCGTGGGTGTCGCTGGTGTCACAATGTCAACATCTGGATCTGGTTACCAAAATCCCGATGTTGAGGTTGAAAGCACTGTGCCTCATGATTGGACTGCTCCCGATTTGGCTGCTTATGGTGAAGAGGTGATTGATCCTGAGATTGTCGCAATTCAAGTTGCTTCTGCTACGGACACTTTGACCACCGACACCCCAGTAATCAATGGCGGCGTCCTTATAAATAACTAAAAATTAGTAGACTGATGGCAAAACAGACTATTGGATTAGGCGTTTCCGCCAACGATAACACAGGGGATTCTCTGCGTGTCGGGGGCGGAAAGGTAAATGATAACTTTAACGAGTTATACTCGGCATTGGGAAATGGTAGTACTTTGCAAATGAGTGTTACTGGCGCTGGTGTCGGTCAAGTTTTGAGATACAATGGATCTAGTTTTGCCCCTGCAAATTTCAGTCAATTGACATCTTCTCTAGATGTTAATGGCAATTCTATTATTTCTACATCCAACGGAAATATTAATATTGCTCCTAGCGGCACAGGAGATCTTACACTTTCTGTAGGTAGTGTTATTAGCACCTTTGATGGTGCTACTGGTACAGTAACCATTCCTACCAGACTAACATATACCAACGAATATACATCTTTAGGAACCGCACCTGCTGCTGCAACTTATCCTGGATATTTTTTCACTGTTAATGGTAACGATAATCCATATGTTAACATTAACATCACTGCTGGTGGTATTGGTGATACACAAGCAAGAGTAGTTACCGAATACTCTACAGCAGATCTTCTCAAAGATATTAACTACTCTACTGCTCCTACAAACGGACAAGTACTCAAATGGAATAGCACAAATCAAGCCTGGCAGCCAGGAGATGATGCTGCTGGTCTTGGTGCAGTTAACGTTTTTGCTACCATTACTGCCGATACTGGTACTACAACAGCAGATAGTCAAACTGACACTTTAGTTATTGCTGGTGGAGACAATATTTCAACCACTATTGCTGGTGATACAGTAACGATTGATTTTGATGGTAATATCACTACAACCTTTGCTGCATTAACAGACACGGATGTAACTGGTCTTACGCAGGGCGATATGACCTATTGGAATGGTACTGATTGGGTGCCTACAAGATCCCCTGTAATTTGGTGGGAATTGAATGCAAACGGTGAAGCCGATTATACCTTTGCTGGTCCTGGATTTGCAGGCACTGCAGCTGATCCTACTCTATATGTTTATAGAGGTTTTACATATGTGTTTGATAATTCTGTCCAAGGTGGCGGTCACCCCTTCAGAATTCAAACTACTCCTGGATTGACTGGTACTCCCTACACCGCTGGACAATCTGGCAGTGGATCTGGTGTATTGTATTGGACCGTCCCCCTTGACGCTCCCAACACACTATATTATCAATGCACTTTACATGCATTAATGCAAGGCACAATCAACGTCGTAAGTTAATAAATGGCAAGAACCGTACCTGGATCTGGGGCTGTAATCAAACCAATATTTAACGAAGTATTCGGTGTAAGAGCAGTCGAAGTTTTGGATGGTGGGTCTGGATATGACTCATCCGATCCTCCTAGATTAACTGTGACTGGGTGCGGCACACCTGTTACTGAAGCATTACTATATCCAATTATTGATGACGACTCTGGTAGAATCGTCCACGTTAGAGTGCTTGCTTCTGGAGAAGGATATGATCCTTTGAGATTGTCTCTTCTCCCATTGCAAGATACTCCAACTATTGTAAATTCTTTTGATATTAGAAGGATCTGGCAAAGTAGTGCAAACTCCATTACATCCAGTGCATATCAAAAATTAGGTCAGCAAATTACAGATAGACTTGTAATTACAAGTGACAATCATCCAAAACCAGCAGATATTGCAGGACAAAGAGTTCCTGGTGGCGGATCTTTAATTGACAGGCAATTCAATCAGACATTTGTCTATCGTGGTGGTAAAGATGTACCATTCTTTGGTGAAAGATCTGATCAATTCAACAAAGCAACTGGCATTCTTGCTAATGGTGTATTATTACACACGCCAGAATGGGGTCCAGCAGGCAACCCTCCTGCAGGATTTGCTATTGACGTTGTAAAATATCCTTTTGTCAAGGGTCTGGATCAATATGGGGGTGCAGTAGATAATGACGTTTACTATTATCATTCCAGTAAGTTAATCGATCACTTCTCTCTTCCAAATGGTGTATTTGAGAATGGAAACCTCCAAACATTTGTTTGGGGTATCAGAGTAGAGTTTGATAATGTATTACTACCGATTTCAAATCTCGATGAGACTCTTGGAGATATTGAGGTTGGAAGAATTGTTGAGAAAATTGGCGGTGGTGGAGCTGGTACCATTGCTAAGATTGTAAGAGATGGCCAAAATAATGTTACTAGAGTATATCTAAGATTAGTCTCTGGAAGTTTTCAAGAAGACGATTTACTCTTAGGCACTAATGGTTTTGTATTGACCGTTGGAGATGATCCAATTCTGTTTCCCAATGGTATTTTCTATATTAATTTTGGTCCAGATGCTCAGGAGTTTGGAGATTTTATTCCAAATGAATGGTATTTCTCTCCAGAGAATATCAGAGTACAGAGAAACTATCAAATCATTTGGGATTCTTCACACCCATCAAACTTACCATCTCCAATGCACACTGGGGGTCACCCCATGCAATTTAGTACGACCGCAGATGGTCTGCTGAATAACGGAGACTTATATTACAATAGCACTGGGGCATCTAATGCGATGTCCGTTGACTATCAAAATGAATTTGCTCCCACATTCATTATGAATGCGGATGAGTCCAATAGAATCTATTACTATTGTAAGTATCACCGATATATGTCGGGATATGTTGGTGATGAAGGTTACATGATTCTGGACCCAGAGTTGCCAGATCAAGAGCCCAGAAATACTTACTATATTAGAGATTATTGGTTTAGCAACGGCATTGTTGATTATTCTCGACATGCCAATGGGCACTCTAAGATTCTTGGTATGTCCTTTGACGGGTATCCCATTTATGGTCCATGGGGATATAACACCAGCGGTAGTGTTGCTAGAATGGCATCTTCTTTCCGCTTCAAAACTGCTGACGAAAGAGAAGGTAATAGACCTACAGTTACTACAACAGGCACTGTTACATATACAGTTACATATGCAAACAGCAAACTTCTAATTGATGGTAGTGTACCTGCATTCTTATCTCTGGATAGAGGTAAGACATATGTATTCAATCAAGATGATTCTTCCAATAATAGTCAATATCTTCTTTTCTCGGAAGTAGATAATGGATGGCACGTTGGAAGTCCCCCTTCTATTGGTGATACGAATTATCTCTATACCAATGGCATCACATACACACTAGATGGTGTTAATGTATCTTATTCCGATTACATTAGTGGATTCAACGGTGCTACTGAGAGAAGGCTTACACTAACTCCTAGGGTTGATGCACCCAATTTGCTGTACGTCATTGCATATACTCAAGCATCGGCAGGTTTCAGGACTGTCCAAACGGGATATCTTTTGGGAGATCTTGTTGGCGATTATATTTACGATTCTACTGTTGGTGATCTTGATGAATTTAACGGTAAGTTTGCAGTAACGCCAGAATATCCAAATGGCACATATGCATACTTCATGACTGAAGATGGCAGTGGAGATCCTGTTTATCCATATGTAATTGGTCCAAAATATTATGGAGCACCCATCTTTGAGGGGCAGCAATTACAACCACCTTCTATACAATATCCATCTGGTGCTGAAGGCGAAGTCATTCTTAACGATCAAGGAGAAGTCTCCTATGTTAAGATGACTAAAAATGGTGATGGGTACTTTGGACCCACACAAGCAAAAATTCTTGGTGGTCAAGGTAGTGGTGCTACTGGATCGGCAACTGTCCAGAGCGTTACAGGTCTGGCACTCTTAAATCCTGGTAGATCTTTTGCTACTCCACCAACTCTAATTTTTGAAGGTGGCGGTGGTCAAGGTGCAACAGGATCCGCATCTATTGACACCGCAGGTAAGTTAACTGGCATTACGATTGTCAATCCTGGCGAGTTTTATCAAACCCCACCATATGTTTACATTACTGGTGGTGGTGGTTTGGGAGCAAAAGCAGTTGCTAGAATAGATCAGGGTCAAATCGTTGGTATTGATATTACCGATCCTGGCACTGGTTATATTAATCCGCCCCAAATTATTTTCACCTAACTAGTAAACCTCAAGAGAAGAGCTTCCAATCGACAGTCTTACAACTCTACTCAGGGTGTAATGACTGGTCTGCTGAAGAATGCAACTGCTTCTGACGGCACAATTTACGTTTCCTCTACAGATGCTTTCCCTGGATCTGGTACATTTATTCTCAATGGGGAAACTATCTCCTATGCCTCTAAGTCTAGAGAAAGATTTACAGGTCTTACTAGAGGTCTCAATTTTAACTATGATCAACGTATTGTCTTAGATAATACACAACTTGACGCCAATGGAAACTCAACATATCAGTTTAGTGTTGGTGATAGAGTTATTCGTAGAATTGAAAGTGCAAATAATAAAGTTGCAAAAGTTTATGACTGGAATCCAGTTAACAGAGAATTGCTGGTCACATTTGAAGTCGATGAATTGGCATTCATTGATGCTGGAGTTCCTGGTACAGAAGATGCAACAATTCAATTTGATGCTGGAATTTTTGATAGTGCAGCACAGGGTCAAAATCCTCACGTCATTCTGACTTCTGTTGGATCAACCATTGTCACTTTAACTACACCAATTGGTGTGTTGCAAGATAGAGCATTTGAAGATAATGATGAAAATGAAGACCCCAACAATCCTGGTACATTTTTGGGCGATGGTATCCCAGACTTGGTAAATACTGGCACTGACTATGAAAATCAGATTAGTCTTGATGGTGGTATTTACAATTCTCTATATGGTATTGAGGAAACAGTTGGTGGACAAAATACTACATTATTCCAAGCAGGAGATCAAATCAAAGATGCAAGTCTTCCATTTAAATTTGCTACCATTATTGAAGCAGGACAACTCAGTGAAGGTAAACCTCATCTTGGAGAGATTGAGATCACTCTAGATGGAAACTTTGGTAATGGGCAAAATTATGGCGTCAATGAAATCGTTACAGGTGCAATTTCTGGCGTAAGGGCAACAGTAACAAATTGGTCTCCTATAACTGGCAAATTAAGAGTCAAAGATGTTACACCATATGATACTGGCAACATCAATATTGGTATCGCTGGTTTGCTGTATTCATTCTCTGTAAATAGCACGATCGTTGATTTCATTGTCAAGAATCCTGGAGCAGATTACTCTGTTGTCCCAACATTAGATATTGAAAATGTAGGAGACATTGCAGCAACAACTACTGTAGTTATGACCTCTGCAGGAGACCAAATTGAATCTATAAGTATTAGTAACGGTGGATACGGTTACAAAAAGTATGTTGACAATACATATGCAACCAGACCCACTGTTACTGTTACAACAGATCCTTCAGACACAACTGGTAGCGGTGGT